GCAAACTTACTAAGCACAATGTTCTTCCCGCTGGGAAGAGTAGCATGTATAGATCTCGAATCCTCAAGATACTCGAGGATACCTGAGTTCTTAAAGATACGCTGGACTAAGTGCAAATGCACGCGGTCTGACGCATCTTTCAGGTCTAAAGTCGACAATCTTTTACTTATGCTACTTTCGTAGGCGAGTCGCTGATTAACCGATTGATCGGAAAATCGCACGCTTTTACGCGTTAGCGGATGAGTTTCAAGTACTTCATATACATAATCCTTTAGGGATTGCTGCATATATTGTACGTGAGATGGCTCAATCGCTATGACTCGCGGCGCTGACTGCGTCTTAGGAACGAAGACTACGCGTACCGGGAGTTCATCCCGTACGTCAAGAAATCGTACTCCTTCGGTACAGTCTGCACCTTCCCGTTCTGTTCCGGCCTCTGCTGCGTACCCGTAATTGGGATAGCAGTGGAGATCGGAGGGGAAGGTGAGCTCACTTCTTGAGTGCCAAAAGCGGATCCTATGCCTCTCGTTAGAGAGCCTATGATCTGCAGTGACACCAGGACCGTGACGACAAACAAGATCAAGGTTATCAAGTTCAGGAAAAACCTGAGACCAGAGTAATCTTGAAATCGTGTCAAGGAGAATATCCTTCCTCTCAATAAGAGGTGTCGCAACGCGGAGCTCGCGCTCTACTTGAAGAAAATGTTCTTCCGCCGCACGTTTGCGGTCTTCTGAACACTCATCTTTCGGTTTCTTAAGAAACCGGCAGATCTGGCGAATGTAAAATATCACATCCGCTTGAACGTCTTCAAGTAGACTACCGTCTTTCGTGAACACTCGTTTGAAGAAACCTCCGAGAAATCGGGGGAGACTTCCGTGTCTTGAGAAATTCTCTGGACACGTGAACGATCCCTCTTCCAGGCCCCGTTCAAGGGCGTCTGAAAGAAGTGGAAGGGTGAGGGTCAGAAACCCCTTACCTTCATGTTCACAACGACGTCGAAGAGTTTCGACGTCGCGTTCTACGGACAAGTCTAGGTCCCTTGCTGCTTGACGCAGTAGGGCCTCGACGAGCATGGTCGGTCTTTTCACTACAACCTCCTTTGGAGGCGGTGATAGCTTTCTTTAAGCTACTACCACCTTTATAGATGGAAGTAGGACCGTCTAATGCTTACTCCAGCGATGCAGTGACTATCTGAGTCCAAATTAAGCAACAAGGACTCACCATCGATAGCCAAACAGCGAATTACTAAAATTCGCCGCCCAGCACCTTGTTGTAATTGGTTGAAGTCAACCAAGCCTTCAAGGCATCGATGAGATAGCCGATCTCAGTATCGGAAAACCCAGCTTTTGGCTCGTCAATGACGAGGTACACGCTGAGTCCGATTTCCTTATTGATAGCGGAAATCGGGTCTGCCGCAATTTTCTTTTGCGACAGCCGAACTTCACGACGAAAACGCGAAGCGGTAATATTCTGCTTCGTCGTCATCGAAGTGTTACCATCAGCCGACGTGTAGACATTCGTTGTCGGACCGTTACTGGTCTTGGGCAACGAAGTCGCCACAGCGTTGATGGTAACGGACTGAGGATCTGCAAGCATTAGAAGCTCCAATCTTAACGCGGTTATTGTTGTACACACAACTAGCCCAACCTAGAGAGGCCTAATGCTCCAAGTATAGACAGCTGCATCCCAGTCAGCGGTTGCGGACTGAGATTGAAACCGAAGGGATAACCTGGAATTCTGTGACACGTTTTGCGCACATGTTCCAGATACGAGGACGTCTCAAATATGTTTCCGTTAGTACGCTTGAACTTCATGTAAACGTCTCTACGAGTCGTTTCACGCTTTTCTCGCATACAATAGAAATATTGAGCAGCTACTCGATCGGCAACGCCGCCTTCCATATTTTCTAATATGGCGCCGACGTTAACATGCCAATCAATTAGCCATGTCCAGGGAAGTGCATTCCAAAGAGTGCTTGGACTCGGAGTAGCGCCATAAATACGCGCTAACATTTTCCGTGTCCAATTTACATCCCTAGGTCCGGGCGGCAACCAGTATCGAAATGCGCCAGAGGCCCATACTCGATCGGTTGTCGTAACCCGGTCTTCGTAACGAGGTTCCGACTGATAATACTGTGTTGGCAAAATAGGGCGCATAGCCCCATAAGCCAAACCGGAT